GTATTTAACTTATTCTCCAGTCTTTACAATCAATTAGGCACAAGAAATCTTGTGCGCGTATTGGCTGGTCAGAGTGTTAATCCTTGGGTGAACAATCAGATTATGGATTGGCAGAACGCCTACCAGAGTGCAGATGCTTTTGCGGTCGCTCCTTACTTTGGTGGTGGGTTTGGGAATCTTAATACAACTCCTCTCGCACCCACATTCTCTGTGCCTTACCTTCTGTCTCTTTGCCAGATCAACCTTGTAAGCAACCACACAGTTTACACTCGACAGAATGCAGCCAACGCACAGCAAAGAGGTTTGCAATTGATTGCATATGAAGGTGGTCAGCACCTAGTGGGAGTCGGTGCAGCACAAAGCAATCAAACACTGACCAACTTGTTTGTACAAGCCAACCGAGACCCTGGTATGCGTCAGCTATACTACAATGATTTAGATAACTGGTTCAACGAGGGTGGTGAACTCTTTATGCTTTACAGACTCACAGGTGATTACGGGCAG